GTATTTCTCGGGTTTCACTTTCGCAAATTGTCGTGGTACGTACAGAAACCGGCACCACGTCGGCACTTGTGGTCGATTCATCACATCGAAGACAATCTAGGCCACGTCGAGGTCGAGTAGTGTATGAATATATTCTATACGGACAGAAACCCGGACCAGTGCGCTCGGGATCACTGCGACAAGCACGTCGTCAAGATGTTGATCGAGTATGCACAACTTTTGAGCACCGCTCACCATTTACACGGTAGCGCAGACCCTTTGCTGTATAGAGTGACGCACAAAAACCACCCATCGGCCATATGGGCCCGAGATAACACGCAACACTACTACTGGCTATATGCCCTCTGGGAGTCCCTGAGCGACGAATACACCCGGAGGTATGGTAGGGTGCATGCGTCGTGGGATCGCCTCTCTAGGGCCCTCTCAGAGGCTCCCGAGGGCATTCCTAGTGGTGACTTTGTAGACCCACCACAATGCATGCCCGAGGAATACAAGGGGCCCGATGCCGTCAAAGCTTATCGGAATTATGTTCGAGGGGGTAAATCGTTTGCGGTCTGGAAACATTCTGCGGCCCCTATCTGGTACAACGCACTGGAGAATTCGTTATGAGTGATTACCCCGAAAACATTGGAGATGCCGAGGCCGAAGCGTATCGGGAGATGTTCGAGGAAGCCCGGGAGAATGAGGACCACCAGCGACAATGGGAAGAAGAGATGTTTCGCAAGGAACGGAAGTCTGCTATAATCAACCCGACCGAGAACCACACCGTATCCGGTCAAACGTTCCACCCACAAGTCGACGGAGACCATAAATTATGACACGTACCGAGATGATGCAGGAGATTTGGGATTATGAGTCGAACCTCATGACCGTACCAGAGCTCCAGAGATGGGCTGAGAGGGGATTTAAGGACTACCTCTACACCCTATCCGACGGCAGACTTAAAACCCGTCACGAGGCCTTAGAGTGGCTCAGAGACCTACCTACCGAGGAGACAACCGCATGAGATGCCAAGTCTGTAATAAATTACTGAACGATTATGAAGCAACCCGCAAGGACGTAGTGACTGGAGAGTACCTAGACACCTGCTCGGAATGCCTGTCCGCAATCAGAGAATCTTTGCAGGACTTCGAGGAAGACACTCCCTATCGCTACGATGTTGGTCTAGATGACGAAATAGTGCTTGACAACGAAGACCAATCCTGATATAATCTAAGGTATACTTAAGGGCCCTAAGGGTTACTTAAGGATTACTTAAAGATAAACTAAACGACTAACTAAAGGACTATCCCTTATGGACACATTAGAATACTATGGTGTTACCTCAGTGCGCCTCGAGGTTGCTGGTAATGGTTTCATTCTACACTTCTGGGCCGCTACGGAGCCCGAGGGTTATCGTGATGAGGTCAGTCTAGTTTTTCCCACCATTGATCCTGTCTTAGAAGTACTCAAGAAAATTGTTGACAAACGATAATCGTTGTGCTATACTGTAAGTACAAGGTGAGCAATTCCTGCAAACCTAAAACTTTGGAGATATACTCATGAAATTTTTCTATTCCACCCTTCTCACCTTTGCCGTAATCCCTGCAGCGTTCGCTGACTACTATGGCAATCCCTACTATCAAAACTCCGGCAACGGCTATGGCTACGGCTATGGTCAGACCGAGGCAGCCTCTGCCGGCAACGCTGGCGCAACTGGTAAATTCAGCATGACCATCAACGCTGAAGGTAATGGCTACATGGCTGGTGCTGCCGATGGTAACGCAAGCACTCAGGGTGTGGTCGACGCAAAAGCAAACGAAACAGGAAAGTAATCTATGTCTGTAATCACTGGTAAAGTAGCATTCGCCAATCTGACCGAGCATGAATCATTCAATGGTCAATCGACTGGCAAGTACTCAGTAGTTGTGACTCTCGATGAAGAACAAGCTGACAAGTTAGCGTCTGAGGGTGTGAAGCTCAAGACCTACAAGAATGAGACTCAACGCAAGTTTGCCACCAAGTTCGCTGACTTCCCCGTCATCGACAATGAGGGTGAACCGTTGTCCAAGAGCTCAGTGCGTTATGGTGATGTTGTCCGCATCAAGTATGGTCTTGGCAAGCCCCATCCGGTCCACGGCACTTCAGTGTATCTGAATGCAATCCGTGTGGTCGAGAAGGCTGCCATTGAAAGTGAGGATGATGAGGAGTTCTAACTCCCAAGTAGCCTGAGCATTTGCTACAAAACTGCTCCAGCTTGATCCGATGCAAGGAGGAGTATAGTCTGCTCCTAAGGTCTGGGTTTTCCCCGGGCGGCAGCATCCCCGCAGTATGGTAAGCGGGCCTTAATTCAACCATCCTGCATAGGGGCAGATAAGTGGAAGCAATTGAATCTCAATTTATTGGCCACAAACCGTGTGCCAAGTGTGGGAGTAGTGATGCACTTGCAGTCTACTCCGACGGCCACGGCTACTGCTTCAACTGCCAGACTCATTTTAAAGAGGTGGATAACGTGGAAGCTGCGGTACAAAACGTGGTGAGCTACAATCGTCCTGCGGAGATGCTAGGGTCTCCCATGGCAATCACTGAACGTCGAATCTCTCTTGATACTGTCAAGAAGTATGGCGTCACAATCGAGACGGCATCCAATAGCCGTGATCCGATCAAGCATCATTATCCATACTATGATAATGGTGGTCACTTCATTGGAACCAAGGTACGTCGACTTGCCGATAAGCAGTTCAATACCTCTGGCAACATGAAGAACAACACTCTCTTTGGACAGCAACTGTTCAAAAATGAGGGTCGTTTCGTTACCGTCACTGAGGGTGAGCTGGATGCATTGGCTGCTTTCGAGATGTTGGGGTCTAAGTTCCCCGTAGTCTCCGTGAGCAAGGGTGCTGCCGGTGCCGTCAAGGACTTCAAGCAAAATCTGGAGTGGCTTGAGGGCTTCGAGAATGTTGTCATTTGCTTTGACAACGACACTGCGGGCCGTGAGGCTGCCGATAAGTGTGCTCAGGTACTCTCGCCAAACAAGGCACGCATTGTCACGCTAGGGTCCTTCAAGGACGCCTCAGACTACCTTCTGCACAACAAGGTCCGTGATTTTACCAATGAATGGTGGGAAGCAAAGACTTACCGCATGACTGGTATTGTTACTCTCGAAGATGCATGGGCAGATTTTATTCAGCGAGGCACTGAGGAGATCATTCCATTCCCCGAATCGTTCGGAATGCTAAACCACATGCTCAATGGTGGTATCGCTGCGGGCGAGATTACCGTCTTGGGTGCCCTCACATCCATCGGTAAGACCACCATGGTCAATGAAATTGTCTATCATTTCTGGAAGAATACTACCAAACGTATTGGTTGTGCATTCTTGGAGGCATCCAACGGTGAAGCCGTTGAGAATCTTCTCACAATACACACGGGACACAATCTGGCCCTAGAAGATCGTAAGAATATTGATTTTGATCGCCTACATACTGACATCGTTACCGATGGTCGTATTCTCTTATTGGATCATCACGGTGCTGTAGATTCCGATGAATTGTTCATCAAGCTTCGTGCAATGGTCAAGGGGTCTGGTTGTGAGATCATCGTCATTGATCCACTACAAGCCGCAGTGACGAGCAATACCAACGAGACCATTGATGACTTCATGGATCGCTTGCTCAAGCTGGCCAAGGAGACACACGTTTCAATCATCGTGGTCAGTCACATGCGTAAACCGTCACTCAGTAATCCTCATAACGTCAACGAATATGATCTGAAGGGCTCTGGATCAATCAATCAGATTGCATTCAATACGATTCTATTGTCTCGTGATAAGATGGCCGAAGATGACTACACTCGAAACTCTACGATGATTCAGGTAGTCAAGTGTCGACGAACGGGGTTGACAGGCATGGCCGGTTGGTTGTATTATAATGGAGCGACTGGCCGACTAGAACGAGGAGAGGCACCTGAGCAACATCAGGCGTCTCAAGAGGATGAGTTCTAAGCGAAGGGAACGCAGAGCACTATACATCAACGGCGTGAAGGCAATCCTTGGTGACAAATGCCACGATTGCGGATATAACAAACATTGGGAGGTACTTGAGTTTCACCACGTCATACCTAGGCAACTCTCGGGACGACCCACGATGCAGCAAGTCAAAGACTGGTCGTGGGAGAGAGTTCGAGATGAATTACTAGAGCACTGCGTTTTACTTTGCCCGACCTGTCACCGAGAAAGACATCTTTTAGACGATAATGACAGTTTAAGGTTTACGAATGAGGTTGATATTTGACATTGAAACTGATGGACTCAATCCGTCAGTAGTGTGGGTCCTTTGTGCCATGGACGAACATGGCGTAGAGACCACTCTTCAAATGCCTACCAAGGCAGACGTAGAGACACTACTGAAGGACGTCACTGAGGTTGTGGGCCACAATATTATTAGTTTTGATGTGCCAGCACTTGAGAAGGTCCTAGGCGTATCATTCGATGGTATTAAACTCACAGACACTTTAGTCATGAGTCGTCTCTACAACCCACAACTAGAAGGCGGCCATTCACTTGATTCATGGGGGCAACGACTTAAGTTCCCCAAGGGAGACTTTCATGATTGGTCTAAGCTTACGCCAGAGATGGTGGCTTATTGTCAGCAAGACGTGCGAGTTACTGAGAAATTATATCGAACGTTGGCAGATAAGCTTGCTCCATTTGGAGACGAAAGCATTGAGCTTGAGCATCGAGTACAAAGTGCAATTGTCAGACAGATCAAGAATGGGTGGTTACTAGATCAGCGAAAGGCTTTTGATCTTCTAGCAACTTTACAGGAAAAGAAAAATGAGCTTGAAGAAAATGTTCTACAAACTTTCAAACCACTTCCGACGTTTGTACGAGTGGTGCTTCCAAAATTCAAGAAAGATGGGTCCCTGTCATCGGTTGGACTCAAATTCTTGGGCTCTGACTGGAGTTCTGTTGGTGGTGATTTTAGCCGTATTGATTACCCTGAATTCAATCTTGGAAGTCGGAAACAGATTGGACGCTACCTACAGCACTTTGGGTGGAGACCAGACAAATTCACTGACAACGGGCAGGCCATAGTAGATGAATCTGTTCTCTCGACTGTTGATGATATTCCTGAGGCTGCATTGATCGCTGAGTACCTCTTGGTACAAAAACGTATTGCACAGGTTCAATCGTGGGTGGACGCCGTTGAGGATGATGGTCGTGTTCATGGTAGTGTAAACTCAATCGGTGCCGTGACGGGCCGCATGACGCACAGTAGTCCAAACATGGCTCAAGTTCCTGCGTCCTATTCCCCATACGGAAAAGAATGCAGGAGTTGTTGGGTAGTCCCTCAAGGTAAACGTTTGGTCGGCGTAGATGCCTCGGGACTTGAGTTGAGAATGTTGGCCCATTACATGGACGATGAGGATTATACACATGAGCTACTCACTGGAGACATCCATACAGCAAATCAACAAGCTGCTGGATTGCCTACACGAGACGGGGCTAAGACTTTCATCTACGCCTTCTTGTACGGAGCGGGAGATGCAAAAATCGGAAGCATTGTCGGAGGCTCTTCAAAAGATGGAGCAAAACTTAAGAATCGATTCCTTGAGAATACTCCAGCACTGGCAGGACTTAGACAACGAGTTAGCACTGCGGCAGCTCGGGGGTACCTTAGGGGACTTGATGGGCGCAAATTGTGGCTCAGGTCTGAACACGCTGCCTTGAATACTCTTTTGCAATCCGCAGGGGCCATTGTGATGAAAAAAGCCCTTGTGATTTTTGAAGAGTTTGCGGAGAAATGGGGCCTTAATGTCCGCATGGTTGGTAATATCCACGACGAGGTTCAGATGGAAGTGGACGCTAAGGATGCTGAGAATGCTGGTTATTTGATGGTAGAATCAATCAAAGCCGCCGGTATTTCATTTGACATGCGTTGCCCTTTAGATGGGGAATATAAGGTCGGTAACAATTGGAGTGAGACTCACTAATGAAGATTAATACAATGATAGAAGTAGAAATGCTTGACGATCAAGCAGAGGAAATCTTTGTACAATTCCTAAAGAAGGAATACGCTGAGCATGTACGTAATCCTTTTGTGATCGTGACTGAGGAAATAGTAGATAACAACCGTGTGACTGCAGCTATGGCGCAGTTAATTAAATACTACAGCACCAAGGATGAGTACTTGGAATTCATGGAGGAGACACACGGTGAATGAACATTACAAACAACATACCATTGAAGCTATTGATGTCATTCATGATTGGAATCTTGGCTTTGAACTTGGTAATGTTATTAAATATATTGCTAGACATGAGCATAAGGGCAGCCCTCTAGCAGACCTTGAGAAAGCTTTGTGGTATCTAGACTCACATATTCGGCGTAAGTACTTGAACCCAAGTGACCTGAAAACTTTGTACTGAAAACACTTGACGTGACAATAAAATTGTAGTATACTATAGTTTTACACGACAGAGAGAAACAATGAAATCAATTTATACCGTAGTAGATGACATTTATGCACTGATGGAGAACCGAAATACTCCCGAAGGTGTGAATGTTGAGGCAGAGATTGAACGCTTCGGTGAGGCCATGAAGGATCTCATGAAGAAAGAATTTCTCCCCTCCCGTAAATATGATGGCCGCAATCTTCGCCTGAGTGCCATTGGTAAACCTGATCGTGAGTTGTGGTATTCGGCCAACAAGTATTCCAAGGAAAAACTTAAGCCACACAACTACATTAAGTTCATGTATGGCCACATGATTGAAGAGATGTTGTTGTTCTTCATTCGCATGGCTGGCCATGAAGTCACTGACGAACAGAAACAATGTTCCGTTGAGGGCGTGAAGGGCCACATGGATGCCCGAATTGATGGTCGTTTAGTTGATGTGAAAAGTACCTCTACTTACGGTTTCAAGAAGTTTAGGGACGGTGATCTAGCATTTGATGATCCCTTCGGTTACGTGGCTCAGCTCAAGGCTTATGCACATTCTGAAGGCGATGATAAATTTGGATGGATTGCAATCGATAAACAAAATGGGACCTTGGAATACTTAGAATACGACCAGACGGACACACAAGCCCCAGTATACACTGCAATTGGTTTTGATGTCGCTGACCGTGTGAAGTATCTGAAGGAAATGATTGTAAGCCCAGAGCCGCCTAAGCACTGCTATGATCCCGTAGAAGATGGTAAATCTGGGAATGAAAAACTAGCTACTGGATGTTCTTATTGTGGGTACAAAAAACATTGCTGGCCAGAATTGAGAGCATTCGCCTACTCCACCGGACCACGTTTTCTAACCAAGGTGGTCAATGAACCTAAAGTGCCGGAGATTGAATTATCATGATTGGTTCCTCTGAAGTGATGGTATACAAG